TCCACCTTGCGGAAGCCAGAAGATTCATGGCCGGTCTGTGCAATGAAATGAGCCTGACGCAGCGGCGTGTTAATGCCGTACTTGCTCATTGCCATTGCAATGTTTGTGTACCAGGCATCACGCAATACATCACTGATACCGGCGGCTTTCTGAAACTCACTGGCTGTTAACATCACTGTCTCCAAATCGTTTATCAATCTGGCGCCGGATTTTCGACGAGATGTAATCCACACCAAGGAAGCCAAGGAAAACAGCAGCAACGCGAGTCGTGTCTTCACTGAAGTTCCAGTTAAATACAGAGCCAATCACCTGCAGCGTTGGCTGAAGGAAGAAAGCAAAGAAGCTGCACATCGCCGCATCGAGAAGACGACGAGGCCACGGCTCTTTACCGAGATATGTCGCGCGGAGGAGAGCCATTACGCCCGCAAGGCCTGCATAACCGGATTCGTTTCTGTGGGCATAGAGCCAGGCTATAAGACTCGCCCAGAACCCAGGGTCTTTTTCCGGCATTTTTTTCATCTCCACCTCCCGCCTTCGGGGTGGCTGTGTGTCATTGTTGAAAAGAAGAAAATGCGCATCGACGACAAGGGATCACGAGGAGTGTGGTAAGGGATTCGTCGTGCGCAAAAACGAAAAAACCAGCTCTATGGCTGGTCTTTGTAAGTTGGCACCACTTCAGGCCAGCATTCAGGCCCTAACTATTACCTGAGACCGGGATGA